CTGGCTGGTTAGCAACCTTCTCGCCCTCGCCGTGCTGCTCACGGCTGGCCTGTTCAACCTTGGCCGTCTCAGATTCCGCCACTTGGCGATTAGCCTGCTCCGCCTGCTTTTGCTTTAGTGCTTCCTGATCAGCCACCCACTGACGCTCATCCGCCTCCTTCTGTGCAGTCGCTTCAGCTTCACGCCGCGCCTTTACTTCTTCCTCTGCCCGAATCTTGGCCCGCTCAGCTTCCATGCGGTCGTGTTCGGCTTGACTGTGATCCGCGATGCGCGATTTCACGATGGCCGCAAAATCATCTGCCGGCTTCTGGCACAGCTGGCCAAAGTCGTTGAACAGAAAGCGGTAATCTTCGGCATCCTCAGAAAGTTGTTGAAGGTTTCCGCGAATCACCGCCGCCACTTCATTGGCGCTGATCTTTGATTGTGCGGTCAGGTCATCGCAGGCGTCTCTCAGGCTGCTAATTGTGCGCTTGCCCTTCATGGCTCCTGCAAAGTCCGGCATTGCCAGTGGCATGTATTGGCCCACGTCCAGGCTTCGCTGAAAGGTGTCGTAGTCCTGCTTTGCGGTTTGCAGGATTCCTAGCTTTAGCGTCTCTTTCTGATCCTTTACGAGCTTACCTAGCCTTAATCTAACCTGAGAAAAATCATTGCTGAGGGAGCCCATAAGCCGGATGGCTGCATCAACGCCAGCCATCTGCCCAATAACGTGATCTTTGGACGCCTTGAGCCGCTTTTCCACATCGGCACAGAACTTCACTGCCTTTTCGGCGTCCGCAAAATCGTTGTCTGTTTGCAGGTCTGTATTTATGCCGGCCAAAGTGGCGCGGGCAATGGCCTCAAACTCTTTCAGGTTCGACGCCTCAACCATGCCGCTGGCACGAACAACCAGGGCAGGGAGCGATTCAGGGGCTTTGCCTTCGGCTTTGGGAGCTTCCGCTTCTGCCGGTGCGTAATCGGCCAGGTCTTTGCTGAATTGCTCCCAGGCTGCAATCAAGCGCTCGATCCGCTTTTCGTCGCGCTCGTACCAGAACCACACGCAATCCTCTTTGCTGCCGTTGCTCGCCATAAATAAAATCTTCTCGGCGCCAGTCACCATCATCTGGTGATCCATCTGATGCTTGTAGTGTTCTTCCAGCGTTTCGGCGGTTGCGGTGCGCAGCTTTTCGTTCAGGCTCTTGTGCTCGAAACCGATCTCTCCGAGCATATCCAGACCATCCATGCTGGCCAGGTAGATACCGGCATCATCAACGCAGGTACAAGGGAACAACTCTTCTCCGGTAATTTCCTCTGCGATGGGCCGCGCCATTGCTTCGAATGCGTGACCTTTATCGAATATGACCTGCTGGTGAGCGTCAACCTCCGGTACAAGGCCGGTAGCCTTCTGCTTCAACAGGTCGTTGCGCGTCATGTATTTATGGTCGCCAAATACCGCAGCCGCCTCGCTGGCTGTGCGCTTGTTTTTCCGCGCCTCATGCCAGTTATCATCACCCTGAACCATTCCCGTTAAAATCTTCATGCTACCTCTCCCGCTTCCAGCGCCAGAATCTGTTCGCGCTGTTCATCACTCAGAACGGCTTTGCTTTCCAGCATCGCCACAATATCGCCGGCTGATTTCTTGCCGCTCTCGACAATCGTCTGCCACTTATCAAAGTTCTTGACGAACGACTCAGCCGGGTAATGCTCAAGTGCTGGCCGCCCTGATGCTGCCGGCGACACATCCCGCTCTTTTTTGCTGTTCATTTCATACATCCAGTTGTCGTTGCTCAGCATTTCCATGATTTCGCTGCTGTTCGGCAGCCGACGAGCCAGGCGGTGCAGGGCAGATTTCAGGGCCATGCGGTCAAACCAATCTTTCCAGGGGCCAAAGCTGCTTGTTTTGCTGGACGCTTTCACCCGCTCAATGTCTTCCATGGTCATAGGCTCGATAGCCACATCACCTGTTTTCATTTTTGCCATGGCGTACACCAGAATCATCGGGCCACGCTCCCCAGTGAACAGAGGGCGGTGATTGATGTGCTCGCCATGCTCATCCACCCAGTAATCAAACTTATCGTTCTGGTAGACAGCGCGGGCCGTTATAAGCGACACCTCGCCTGACTGCCGAGCGCGTTTGAGTACACCGTCAACCATTGGCATATACTGGATTTTCTTTCCCCAGTTCGGCGCGTCTTTTGTGCCAAGATTCGCCTTGAACTCAATTAATGCCGCCTCTCGGTTATCCGGCACAAGGCCGTCACTAGCGCACCGGGCGAGGCTATTGAACAAGCTCTGGCGATCTGCATTAAGCAGTTCAGGGTTGTTCTGTATTGCCATCATGGCGGTCTTCGTAAACCGCTCGACCGACAGGTGATCTGGAAGAATCGCTGCAAGCTCGGCGCTCTGATTTTGCATTTCTTGTTGGAACTGCTGAATTACTGCTACCTGGCTCATGCTGCATCTCCGCTTTCGTTAGCCCACCGCTTGCCGTTAATAATCGTGCTTATTTGGCCTTGCGATACTTTGAACATTTTGCCCAACTGGTATTGGTTGAACGTTTTTGACCTTGGCTTATAGAGCCTTTTTATTTCATCAATCTGATGCTGTTTTAGCTTTGAGTTTCCGATCTCTGCACCCCTTAGAGTTCGGCCTCTTTCTGTTTTGTCGGCCATGTTCTCTGCCTGAGTTCCGATCTTCAGGTGCTGAGGGTTTATGCACCTTGGGTTGTCGCAACTATGCCGAACTACAAGCCCCTCAATTTCCTCTATTCTTTTTCCGAGGTGATTGCAGTAGGCCAGGCGGTGAGCCAAAACCTGCCGACCTTCATGTTGCAGATACCCATAGCCTGAACCTCGGCATTTAAGGTCGTGCTCAATGCAGGGCTTGGCATTCATGCCGTCACCTCAGTCTGTTTAAATTCCCATGCCGCCATTCTCATCAAGTCCGTATCCGCGACAATCTTCTCAATCGCCTTCGCTTTCAGTTCTTTCAGGGCGTCTGCGTCTGGCGTCATTACTGCCCGCATAAAACCGTTGTCATCCAGGTCACGCATGACGTCAATGACATTCCAGCGGTCAATAATCTGAGAGTCGGAGGCGTCCGAAAACTCAAAGAAATTGTCAATTTCCAGCTCGCCTTTCAGTTCCAGCTTCAGGGCTGCGGCCAACTCTTCAATTTCGGCTGCATCATCCTGTTCGCGCTGGTGCTGCATGTTTGATTTGCTCATGACTGCTCCTGCTGTGTGTGCTGGGCTGCATTTTGTGTGGGTCATTTCGCTTGCTCCTTTTCGAGTTCGGCTAGAAGGGCGTCGATATTCTCCAGCCGCGCAATCTTCTCTGAACCCTCAATATCCTTCGCAAGCCTTGCAAAAGCCGCTGCAAGCGCCAGGGCTTCTTCGCGGGTGACGATAATCGCGCCGCCTCTATCTCCGGTTTCAGCGCAGTGATATTGCATCTGGCCCATGGGCTTGCTGAAAACGGTGAATGAGCTGGTTTCGCCTGGCACTGGATGGTGAACCGTTACTGTGTTCATGCTGCACTCCTTAACATTGCTCGGACTCGATCCGTGTAAGCCACAGCCCTGCACCGGTTATCGAAGTCGTACTGTGAAATCCGGTTGCGGATATAAGTCGGGATCTCGTACATCGCCCCATCGCCTACTGCCAGCTGGTAGAAGATCGGCGCGACAGCTTTCTGAGCTGCTGGCTGGCGCGACAGGGCGTTGCCTCGCAGTAGGTTTTGAGCGTGGTGGAAGTGGGTATCTAGTGTGTTCATGTTGGCGTCCGTCCGTTTCGTGATTCGATGAACGAACTATGAACCATCAGTACATTCTCGTCAAGTACTGAAAGTACATTATTTTCATGCAGACGAAAAAAAGCCCGCTCAGTGGCGGGCATGATTGCAGCTGTTGGTTAAAGCTTCTGTTTTGCGTCCGTTACCACACCGACGATCCGGCAGTTTGCGGTAATCTCTATAACAGGGTAAGCGGGGTTTAGCGGCTTCAGATACTTACGGCCGCCATCTATAACCAGCTTCTTGAATGTGACCTGTTCGCTGTCCGTCAACTTGGCTACAACCAAGCGGCCACTGTCTGCGGATGTATCAGGATTGACCAGGATCAGTGAGCCGTTTGGGACGCTGGTACCTGCCAGGCTGGTCATGCTATCCCCTGTTACTCTCAGCCAGAATGCGTTCGGGCTTGTATTGTCTGGCACGTCTTCCCACGAATCACCCATACCCAGTGGCAGCGAGTCATTGCAGTCAGCCCACTGGCCGGCTTGTATATCCGAGATCACTGGTGCTCTCCTTCGCGTTCTGTGGGTTGCGTCAATCTCCACGTTTCCATCGGTCTTCATTGGGCCGACGCCATACTCAAGCCATTCAACCCTCACTCCAAGCCTGTCGGCAATCATTTCCATATTCCCTTTTCGGGGGAAGGATTCACCATTAACCCACTTGTTGCCGGCCTTGCCGGTCTTGCCCGTCAGCCTGGCCAGGAGAATACCTGAGCCGTATTTATTTATCTTCGCAAACTCCAAGGCTTCACCGAGTCGTTTTGCAAATTCCGCCAGTCGTTCTTCTTCGCTTGTATGAACCATAAGTGCATTTTCGCTTAAAGCTTGCGGAAGAGTCAGTTCATTCTGTAAGATGTACCCAAAGTTCATTGTGAGATACCCCTATGACCGTGCTGAAAAGCTCCATTGACAAGATCCCAGGCAAGGTACCGGCTGCGGCAAAAGCTTGTGGCGTGAGTGTTCGCGCTGTTTACAAGTGGATTGACCGTGGAATGCTGCCTCGCACCGAGTACACTGGGGAAACCAATTACGCAGAACGCCTTGCAGATGCCGCTGGTGGCTCTTTCAGCGGGGACTGGCTCAAGTCGGCACTGATCCGAGAAAGCCGACAGCAGGCTGCGTGATATGGAAAAGCGCACACAAACAATAGTCCTCCACGTTACCGAGTCCACTGCCGCGCAGATTCGAGCACTGGCAGAGCTTGGGCAAACAACTGTTTCTGAATTAGGGGGGTGAAGTCATGGCCTGCTACCTCCGAAAGAAGCGTGATGAATACGAAGGTATGAAGAAAGTATTTGGAAGTGAACAGAACTGTGAGTGACGCGCAGTAACCGGGAGTGGCTGAACAACAGCCAGAAACCAAAAAACCGCCTCGAACGGTGTAGCAAGCACCTCGGCGGTTAATCAGATAACGAGGAATATTATGCAGGACTTAATAGTAAATGTGAATAGCGGCCCGATAACCATGGGCAGTATTGAAATTGCAAGCTTGACCGGCAAGCGTCACGGCGACGTTATCCGGGATATACGGGCGATGTTCGACCAACTTGGAGATGACGCAGAGATGCGTCATGTAATTGAGGAAAGAGACTCTCGCGGATACACCTCTGAATATCACCTTGACCGCTTCAACAGCGAGTTACTGGTGACGGGATATGACGTAAAGCGACGCTCAGCGATTATCAAGCGCTGGCTTGAGCTTGAGCAGTCCAGTCAGCCTAAAGTACCAACAACCCTTTCCAGCGCCCTCAGACTTGCCGCAGACCAAGCCGAACAGATCGAGCAGCAACAACTCCTTATTGAGCAATCAAAGCCAGCCGTTGAGTTTGTCGAGCGCTACGTGTCAGCCGACAGCGGCAGCCGAGGGTTCCGCCAGGTGTGCAAGCTATTAAAAGCCAAGCAGCCAGAGTTCCGCGCCTTTTTAGTCAGCAAGAAGATTATGTACCGGCTTGGCAGTGAGTGGACGGCATACCAGGGCCACATCGACGCGGGAAGATTTGAGACAAAAACAGACGTTGCCGATAACGGTCATGCCTTTAGCGAGGCCAAGTTTACCGCCAAAGGCGTGAACTGGATTTGTGGCTTATGGGCAATCCACAACATTCAGGAGGCTGCGTAATGGCCAGATCAAGAAATATCAAGCCGGGAATAATCACTAACGACGAGTTGGCAGCAACAAGCCCGCTCGCCCGCTTGGTCTTCATCTATTCGTGGATGCTGGCCGACTACAACGGCAACCTTGAATACAAGCCGGTAAAGCTGAAGGTTCAAACGCTCCCATACGACGACGTAGACATTGACGGGCTCGTGACGGAACTGGAACGGTCCGGCTTCGTTAAAAGGTATGACGAGAACGGTTCGCGTTATATGCACATCTGCAACTTCAAAAAACACCAGAATCCGCACAAGAATGAAATCACTCGCGGCAGTGATATTCCTGTGTTCGATGAGTCAAAAGCGAGCAAAGAGCCAAAAGAAAAAGCCTCAATAAAACAGGGTGATACAGAGGATTCGGGAAAGATCGCGACAAAGACGGAACAAGTACCGTCACAGAACGGAACTGATCCTGCTGATTCCTTATCCCTGATTCCTGATTCCTTATCCCTGATTCCTGATTCCGGATACCTGATACCTGATGCCAGCCCGAACGATTTAGGCTCAGCGCCTTCCGGCGAATCGCCAAGCGCAAAGGCTGAATCGTCACTTGAGTTTCCGACAAAGCGCGGTGAAATATTCCAGCTAGACGAATCGTTTGCCTTAGAGCTTCGCAACACCTACCCGAGAATTGACGTTGCCCACCAACTTCAGAAAGCCCGCCTCTGGCTAATCGCCAACCCTTCCAGGCAGAAGACGCCGAAGGACATGACCCGCTTTCTGAATAACTGGATGAACAACCAAAAGCCAGCCGCTGAAATTCATCCGGTCCAAAGCCGCCACACCGGTTTCGAAGATCGCGATTACAGCAAAGGGTTAATCGAGGGGGTAGCTGATAATGCAGCCAATTTCTGAGCAAAGAAGCGGTGAAGCAAAAGAGCCAATGTTTAGCGAAGCATCGTTTGATCGCATGTTCGGCGTAGACGAGCGTCAGCCAGGCACCTGCGACCAGCATGGCGACTTCGTTGATATTCACTTCTCAGGCAAGAGAAACGCGCCGGAAGGCTGGAAGGGCTGCCCTGAGTGTTCGCGCATTGCTTATAAAAAAAAGCAGGACGAAGAAGAGCGCAACCGCCAAGCGCAAATGTACCGGGACCGCATCGAGGGCAAGGTTAAAAACTCCGGCATACCCGAGCGTTTCCAAGGCAAGTCATTTGAAAACTTTGACGCCAGCAGCCAGAAGCCTGCCAATAACTTGCGCAAGTTGCGCGAATACGCCGAATTGGTCAGTTCCGAAGATCACGGCGGGCGCTCATTGATTCTGCTGGGCAAAGTCGGCACCGGCAAGACTCACCTCGGCTGTGCGCTACTGGCTCACACAATCCGCGCTACCGGCCAAGGATGCCATTACTGGACGTTTGCGCAGCTTGTGCGCGAAGTGAAGGGTTCGTTCTCAAGGGAATCCGGTTACACCGAAGAAAGCGTTTACAGCGACTTTGCCGCGCCACGCCTGCTGGTGCTGGACGAGGTAGGTTTGCAGAACTTCACCGGCTTTGAGCAAGCCGTTGCATACGAAGCCATAAACGCTCGCTACCTGGCCGAAAAGCCAACCGTACTAATCACCAACCTGCAAGTTGCAGACCTGCCCTTGTGTGTCGGTGAGCGCGTGGTTGACCGTTTGCGCGAGGGCGGCGGTCGTGCGCTGGACTTCGACTGGAAATCATACCGTGTTGGGGGTGCGTCATGAGCCTACGCCAAGCCGCACAAGACGTAATCGACGGACGCCAGGCCCGCAAAGAAATCGAGCCGATCAGCAGCGACACCAAAATCGCCCGCAAGTGTGAAGTTCACCGCAGCGTTGTTGAGCGCCTTTGGGCCGGCCTACCTACACGGCTGGTCACCGATGATGAACGCCAGGTAATTCTCGACCTGAAACGCGAGCAACAGCGACTGCTAACGATTCAGCGCCGGAACACCCTGGCCGCGGCCGCTTATCGGCATGGGGTGACACCTTCAGCGGTTCGGGTTGAGATTGAGCTAATGGGGGTGGAGGTATGACTCTACCCGCAAGCACAACCAACCTTGGCCGAGCGTTAAGAGCCATGCACGGCGCCGGCCCAATGACAGCCGGAGCCATTCGCCGCAAGGCCAATTTCAGCACAGACACCGAAATCACCGCACGAATCCGCGACATCCGAAAGCTGGGCTGCCTCGCGGATTGCTACAGCGTCCCCCAGGGTGACGGCAAGCAGCTGTGGCTCTACCGGATTGATTACATGCCCCGGGTGATTCGGGATGCGCTGTATGAAGAAATGAGCCGGAGGATTGCAGCATGACCACCGCACAAACAATCAAACAACTCTCAGAGCAGCGCGACGACGCACAAGCCCGCGCTGATGATCTGCTGAAAGAGTTACTGCACGCAAAGCAGGAAATTGACGAGCTGAAGCATTTCAAGGCTGGCGTGATGCGGCTGTTGCGGAATACGGGAGGTGGGAAATGAACCCCTGCCCAGGTTGCGCCCGAGGCTTACCCCTTCACGCCGGCATTCACACCGCAGAACTCGAAATGATTGCCTGCACCCGGCCTGAGTTGACGCTTGAGCCGATGACGCACGACACCTGGCACCAGCCGGAGAAGCGGCTGAAGGTCGAAGTTCCGTTTGTTGTGGGAGATAGCGCATGAAAATTCCGCAAGACGTGATAGATCACTGCAAAAGTCACCCGCTATGCAAGGGATGCCCGTTAAAGACGTGTGTCGCACCGCTGGCTAACCATAACGACGTTAAGTGGAGCGAGTGGGTAGGTGAGCGAATAAACGCCGTGAGGGGGCTTACAGAATGACCACAGCACAAACGATTCTCTATGCACTTGCCGGCCAAACTCTGTCGATGCCAGAAATCGCGCTAATAATCGGCACAGACGAGCTAACAACCCGCCGAAAAGTTTATGCGCTGATACAAGACGACGAAGTGCGGGCGGTGAAAGGCGGGAAGTATGAGCTTGCGCATGGCGGGTATAACCCGGACCCGGAGAGTGCAGCATGAAGGGCGTTGGCGAAGGTATTGCGTTCGCTGGCCTGTGCGTTGGTGCCGCAATACTTGAGGTAAACGGCGACCCAGCACAAGGGCTGTGGGCGCTGGCTGTGATCTGGGTGATATGGACCGACTGGGGGCAAAAATGACCGAAACCGTCATTAACTCCGAAGCCAGTCTGCGCAAGCACATGCGCGACACCGACGCAGCATACCGTCAGCACAAATTTCTGCGAGTAACGACCAAGGAAGGCATGGGGCGCAGCATCCCGCAAAACTCTATTGCCCATGCCTGGTACAACGAAATCGCTGTACAGATGGCCGACACGCCCGAAAACGTGAAGTGCGAATGCAAGTTGCGGTTTGGTGTGCCGATCTTGCGGGCAGAAGATCCCGACTTTCGCGGCATGTACGATTTGGCCATAAAAAATCACCTGAGCTACGAGCAGAAGCTGGTCGCCATGCGCTACCTGCCCGTCACCAGCAACATGACCAAGCCGCAGCTATCCCGATACCTGGAGCACATACAGATGAGCTACGCGCAGCAAGGCGTGATTGTAGAGTTTCCAAAAGAGGCGACTGCAGCATGAATACACCCACGATCAAAACCAAGAACCGCCAAAAACAGGCCGAAATTGCACGTAAAACGGCTGAATATCTGGCAAAAGGCGGCAAGGTCAGCGAAGAGGAGATACGGCGGGGCAAGCATGTTGATTTGAGCTTTCGGTATTACGCGGGTACGGGGAGGGATGAGGAATGAGCCGAGCCAGCCACCACCGCGATCAGAAAAATCAGCACGTAGGCCAAGACCTGTGGAGCCGCAGACCTTGCGCCGGAGCCTGCTATACGGCTTACAACAAGTGGCTGACGCGCAGAAAAGAGCGAGCGGCAAAGGAAGAGCACATACGCGAAGCCTGGAGGGAGTCGGAATGAAAAAGTGCAAGGTTTGCAAGAGTCCGTTTGAGCCGTTCAACAGCTTGCAGATTGCCTGCGGTGCATCGTGTGCCTTGCAGTATGTGCAGAAAGAAAAAATTAAGGATGCAGAAAGGAAAACCAAGCAGGCCAAAAAAGAGCGGCTGGAATTTAATCGCCGCCACCTACCTTGGCAGCACGAGCAGTGCAAGACATCGTTCAACCGGCTTAGAGTGCAGGAAGAGTTCCTGTGGTTCGCTGAACGCGGCCTTGAACCTGAGTGCATATCGTGCGGAAAGAAGAATATGGACTGGTGTTGCGGCCACTTCAAAAGCGTTGGTGCCCAGTCCGGCCTTCGGTATGACCGGCGAAATACATTTCTACAGTGCAATCGGTACTGCAATCAGGCACTAAGCGCGAATCTGGACGGCAACAAGAACACGAGGGGCTATAAGCGCGGCCTGGCTGAACGGTTTGGTGAGCATGAAGCGAAGGACATCATTGAACACTGCGAATCGAGAACCGCACCGGTTAAGTGGTACTGGCAGGAAATGGAGGATTTGCGGAAAGAATGGAACGAGCAGTTTCGGGAACTTCAACGGCAGAGGGAAGCGGCATGAATCAGGATCTTTACTGGCTGGCGATAAACGAGCCGCAGTGGGCAATGGATGACGACAATTACAAAATCACCAAGCACAACGGCAAAGCGTCATATGTGCATTATGTAAACCTGGACCACAAAGAACTGCGCGCCGGCCGGCAGTCATTTAGCAGATCCCAATGGCAAGCCGCCCGCGATGAACTCCTGGCGCCTATGATTGGTGTGGTGGAGAGATTTCTGGGCAGCCCGTTCTCGAC